TGCATTGACTCTATCTCGTATCGCTGGGTGTCTATTTTTAACTTTAACTTTAAATCCACCATTCTGTAAAATAGATAAATCAGTTCTTCCACCAGCAGATGTTTTTCTTTGTCTTGAAGCTGGATCAGGATAAATAAATATAGGAATCTTTGTGCCATACCTATCTCTTATTTCTTGCACCATTTCATCAGTATTACTTGAATAAATAACTATTTCATCTAAAAAATAAATTTTATCTTTTTCTATTTGTGCAACACAAGCTGACATTGGGTCAACATTAAAGTCCATTCCTATATGTAAAGGTTTTTTCCAATCAATTTGTTTTTTAATAACATTCTCAACTGGGTGGAAATTATAATAAACAGAACCAGCATAGTTCTCAAATGTACCTTCAAACTCTTGTCTAAAAGTTCTTATATCAATGTCTTGTTTAGCTTGTTCTATTTCCTCTGGTGTAACCATTCCACCTTGAACAGTTGTAAATTGGAAACTATCCCATTCCTTATCTTGCTTTCCTTTAAGATACATTTCATAAGACCAATTACCATAGCCTTTAGGAGTTCCACACATTAAAACTTTTCCTAATGTATCAGAAACAGAAGCCCTTAATACTTCAAACCAAGCCCTTTTATCTATATCTGCAAATTCATCTAATATAAGAAAGTTTAATCCACTACCTCTTAAACTATCATAATTATCAGCACCTTTTAATGAGATTGTACTATTGGATTTTCTTAATCTAATAGTCATAGTAGTTTCGTTAATATCTTCTATCCAATTAAACTGATTAAGCATTTCTTTAAGACTTGCCCATGCTATCTCTTTGGCCATCTTAAATGTAGGTGCTATATACCATATTTTCTGATTAGGTTGAGAAGCAAACTTCATCATCTCGGTTATACAGAGATAAGTCTTACCAAATCTTCTTCCTGATATTAATATTCTAAATCTTTTATTTGATAGGCTTACTTGATGCTGAGGTTTTGTTAGACTGATCTTCATAGCAACCAAACTTTATAAATATCTTATGTTTGTTAATTTCTTCTCTCCCAATTTCAATAAATTTCTCATGTGATTTGATATAGCCATCAACCATACAGTCATATCCATCTTTATATAAAATATCAAATTTAATAGATGGTAAGCATTGTATTCCTTGTGTTGTAGCGGCACATATAAACATACTTAATAAGAAATTCATTTCTCATCTTTTTTGTTCTTATAGTATTTTCTGTGTGTTTGAACTTTCCAAGTCCAATGAAATATACTTCTAGATATTTTTCCAATATTATTAATAAACCAATCAATCATAGTAATGCTCAATGTCATAAAATTATGGATATAATAACATATCCTTTGCTTCCTTTTTTAAATCAGTAATTTGATATGCTAATTTCTTATTATCTTCTTTAACTTCTTTTAATTCTCTTTGATGTTTATCATTAATATCAAGAGCAATAGATAATGAATTGTCTAACACTTTAACACGACTTTGTAATGCTTTCATTTCAGGAGAGTTATTTCCTATACCTTTTATGATAGTTAATTCTCCTTCAGCTTCTTGCCTTTTCTTTTTTTCTTCTTTATGAAGTCTTTCAAATTTATTAGTTAAAGATTGATTCATAGATTCTTTATTTTGTGTAATCGCCATATTTATCCCTAATTATTTTATCTTTGAAGTCCATTATTGGCAACTCTCACATTCGTTAGTGTCATCAACTACATATTGAGATTTTGATTCTGTTTCACTATTACAACTACAAGCCTTACAATAACAAACTCCATACATATCTGAATGTTCTTTTAAAGAACAATGACAGATACAATTACAATTTTTACATCTACTCATTCTAATATAAGTTTTTTAATTGATTTCTCGCCCATATAAATCTCTGTTTCTGCTTTTGATTTTATACATTGATATTGCACATTGGCATTATAAACTCTACTTGCAATTCTTTTTCCTTTAAGACAGTCACTCATTGAGGGTTGTATTCTATGTTCTTTAATTTCATTATTAACTAGCATTAATAAGGCTATGACTACTTCAGTCATTAGTACCATTACTTCTTACTTTGTCTTTAAGAACTTCTATTACTCCTAAAATTTTATCTACATCTTTTTGTAGTCTTAAAATATTTACTGCGTTATGTCTTGATTCTTTAATTTCTAATTGTATGTATTCAACATCTCCTAATAAACTTTCAATTAATAAAAATTGTTCAGAGTCGGCTGGAAGCGATCCTAATTCTCCACGAGGCCATTTGATAGAAAATTCTACAGCACTTTCTAAATCTTTTTGAATTAAAGTATTATCTGTTTCTAATTTATTAATTCTTTCTATTACTCCAAAGTATGCCCACACTCCAACAGCTACGGAACAGACTATTCCTATTAAGTTTTTAAGTGGCATATCCACAGATGTATTTGAATTAACTTTCATTACACTTCTTCTTTCCCCATTTCCAAGTTTGAGTTATAGATTTCTTTTCTTGTAACTTATCGTTTTTAGAATCTGTTTCAGTTACTCCAATTTCTATACTTGTCTTATCAGGACAGACAGCAGTATTAAGAATATTAGCCTTACAACCAGCTAAAGATAGGGATATTAAAAGCACAATTAAATATTTCATTATTCATTCTCCACCTTTTTCTTCTTTTTCTTATTTTTCTTAGTAAGTTTCTTAATATTTCTCTTAATAATATTAGTGTTCTTTTTAAGCTGTTCAGATAGAAATATTTGTCCTTGATGAAGTTTAAAAACTTCTTCTTTCATAGTCCAAGTTTCTTTTAAATTCCAACCGACTAACGTGATTAGAGCTACTAAAGCTAAACCTACGATTTTATCTTTTAAATCCATAATATTTTACTTATCATAAAAGTTTATTAATTACGAATTATAATTGATTAGGGTCTTGAATACACATACTTCCTTGATAAGTTCCTGTACCATCATTAAGATACCAACCATTTTGCATAACATTATCAAACTCTTTATAAGTTGATATGGCTTCTCTATGGTCATCAGCAAATAATAAACATTCGTGAACTTCCATTTGTCTTGCTAAAACATAACTTTCTTTTAATAGAGTTCCATCAAATAATAAGATTAATATAATAAGTGTTTTGCACATTATAATAATGTAGATTCTATTCTTTGTTTAGCAAACTTAAAATAATCTTTATCAATTTCAATTCCAATAAAATCTAAATTCATTTGTTTGGCAACTAATCCTGTTGTTCCTGTTCCTAAAAATGGGTCAAGTATTGTGCCATCTTTTAAACCAGATACTTTAATACATTTTCCAACTAATTTTTCAGGATATATAGCTGGGTGTTTTTTATCTCCAGCTATTTCTTTTGTAATTTGTTTTGTAGCTTTACTTTTATAAGTTATATGCCAACAATTAGTTGTTGGTCGCCAATTCTTACCACTTCTTTTAAGATTTCTTTCTGCATTATTGTAATCTGTATTATATGGAACTCCACTAGACTCTAAATCTACTTCAGTATTACCTTCTTTTGTAAAATGAAATAAATGTTCCCAGCCATTTTGCAAATATCTTTTACTAGGAGTGGGTGTTGAATATCCTCTAACATATCCATCAATCTCTATTGCTTTACACCAGATAATATTATTCTGTAATTTCCAATTAATATTTTCTGCTACTTTATAAGAAGTAAAAGGATCAATTTTACCTGATGCTATATTTATAAATAAATGACCATTATCTTTTAAGACTCTACAACACTCATTAAATATTTTAGAAAGCCAATTTACATAATCATTTCTACTGTCTTTGTAATTATTATAATTCATGCCAATATTATAAGGTGGACTTGTTATAATTAAATCAACACTATTTTCTGGTATTGTAGGTAATACCTTTAAACAATCATCATTGAATAATTGCATTATCTTTGAAAGAATCTTTTTCTCCACTTATTACAAGTGAAAGTATCTTTGACTCCTTGTGATTTCCAAACACCACAATAGCTTCTGCGATTCGAGTACATAGAGCAATTTCCACAGGCTTCTTTGTTTTTTGAAAATCTAAAATCTTGTGGCATTTGATATGGAATAAACTCTCCACTAGGATAGAAATTACTTCTTTTTTTGTCCATTAATCATCTCTACTATTTTGTTTAATTTTCTTAAAGCTATATCCCTTTGAATCTTAACTTGCTCTAGTTCTTCTGTTAGCTTCTCGTTCTTTAATCTTAATTTGAGATTAATATTCTCCCCTATCTTTTGTATTATTTCCATAATTATCTCCTTATAGTGTTGATTTAATTTAATTTAAAGTCATTAACATATAGATTGATAAAAGAACAAAAAACCCTAAACAGCTAAAGATAATAATAAATATATTATCCACGACCTTGCCCTTTGTATTTTTTATAGCTTTTTCTTTTTGATTTATTCATTGATGAAGTTTTGACTCTCCCACCACCAATAGAAGTTCTTTTATGTTTCTTTTCATAGACAATAATAGTTCCGTATATATTACCTTTTTTTGCTGCCATTCAAGTCTTGTATTTCTTCAGCTTTAGCTTCTATGATTAATGGTAAAGGTTCAACAATAGTTTCTTGAACTGTACGATCCTTCATTCCAAGATAGTTTTTAGATAACCAGATCATCATATTTGGATTGCCTTTTAAAGCACTAGCCCACATTCGCTTTCTTAAACTCGCTTTTCCAATGTTTTTATTATCATCTACTAAATCGGAGAATCTTCTTTGTAATGTTCTAGCAGATATTCCTACAACAGAACCTATTTCTTCTTGTGTACAACCTATTTGACTTAAATTTGCTATTACTTTCTCATCTACCTTTTTATTAGGTCTGCCCATAGATTTTGTTTTAATTGTGTCTTTTGTCTTATTTATGTCGCTTTTCATTTGCCCAATTTATACCTCATTTCCCCAAGAATCCCAACCCTCTACTTTTTGTCTAGCAAACAATTCAATTCTAGGTAAATCTCCACATAATTCTACAATCTTATTTCTGACACAATCTGGTTTCTTACTATGTTCTTGTAATTTACTAATAATTAATTGTCTAACAGATTTAGATATTCTTTTTGGTTTTCCTTTAGTTGCTAATAAACACATTTCAGGATTTGATCTTGTATAATAACCCATTCCTGTAAAATAGTTATCTGATTTTTTGTTTTTTTTAACCCAAGTGAAAGCTACTGTTTTATATTTGAATCCCCAAGACTCAATAACTTTAATAGCTTCTGGTAGCATTGGATCAATAACCCAAATAAATAACATACAATCATCATCACAAATTGAGTTAATAGGTAAATTACAAATATCATCAATAGACATACAATGATAATGCTGTATAGCAGATCGTTTTTCGCCTTTATTAGAATATGTTTTAAAATACCAAGCTGGGTCTGCATAAATAATATTATACTTCTTTTTAGGGAATGGTATCATTAATGTTTAATATTATGATCTGATTGTATAATTGCTCGTAAAAATTCAATTTGTTGTTTTAATTGTCTATTTTCAATGCTTAAAGCAATTATCCTCTTTCTACAATATTTAAAAATTCGCAGTATTGCTTTCATTTAGTATTCCTTTATAGGCTCATCTTTCCATTTATGTTTTAAATATTTTTTTGAGCCTTTTCTTAACATATCATAATGTCCTTCTTCTCCTATTTTTTCATAATCTACCTTGCTAGACTTTTTTGATATAGTATTTAGTATTTGTTTATTAGTCTTGTTTACTTTTAGTGCTTGTTGCGATAGGTGGTCGTGAGGTGGTTGCTCCGATTCCACATACTGAAATTTGTCATAGTTTATAACATTAATAATCGTTACTTTTCGGCTAGGGTGGTTAGAGGTGGGCTGTAGCTGGTGTGTCCTAGTGGTAATCATCTTCCTACGCACTAGCCGTAGTATATAAGTTCTCATTTCAGAATATGACATACCAAATCTTTTAGCTGTTACCCTTAAAGGCATTATTAATTCCCCACGTTTAACAAAAATAGGATTATCTAAAAATCTTAATGTCTTATCTTGGTGTGAAGCTGAACTTATCATATATATCCAACAACTCGCTTGTAGTAAGTTTTTAAATACAGGGTGTTGCCAAATGTTACGATAACATATAAAATACCCAGATTTTCTAGTAGCCATTATTTCTCTCCTTTATTGTTAAAAAAATTATTTGCTTGTTCTATGTTCTCAACTTCTTTTAAAGTTTTTTGTAACATTTCTTGTTCAGTTCCATACATAGATTCAAACTCTTGCTTACAGTTATGAATACTGAATTGTCCTTGATGATGTTCTCTACAAAGTGGAATTGTATGATAGTGAGATGACCTTAAACCTATGCCTACAAGACCGATAGATCGTATGTGATGCACATTAGCTGGTCTTTGACATACAAGACACCCTAAACTAGCAACCTTGCTTAAATGTTCTCTCTCGGCTTTAGTTGCTACTTTTTTTGCCATAACACACAATCTCTATTATATTTGGATTTAACTCTTTTGCCACTATCAACTAATTTATCTTCTAATTGTAATTCTCTTATTCTAGCACAAATTGATGATAAAGGTTGTTCTAGCATTTCTGCGATTTGATGATTTGCGTAATTACCATTATTAAATAATTGTAATACTTCGTCTTTTAGTGTGATCTTATTTTTTTTATTTTCCCAAGCTGATTTGCTTGTATCAGAACTTCTTTGATAGGCCTTGTATTCAACTAACATATCTAATTGTTTCATATCCAACTTTCATAATGCTGGGCAGTAGAGAGAGAAAACTACCCAGCTTATATTTAAGATATGAAGTTAAATACTTATTGTCTTGCGACTCTCTCGTTATACATATTTTTTTTTTAATTTCATATCTTTAATTGATTCGTTTTTTATAACTGATTTGGAAATAAAACAAGAAATAAAACTTAAATGCGAAAAAAAACCTTAAATAAGTCAAAAAAGCTATATTTTATGCGATAAATTAACTATTTACAATACAACTCAAATTTTATACATTTATCGTATGTTAAATAAAACTAACACTAACAAAGGAGAGAGCATAATGAATAAAGAAATAGAAAATGGTTTTATGTTAATTGCATTAAAGCCATTTAACGCAAGAGGTTTGAGTTATAAAGTTGGAGATAGAGTTAGTGCAAGAATGACATTTACTCAAGCTATCAAAAAATCTAAACAATATAATATAGGTCATACTGTTGGTTGTGATAAAACAGTTGAAGTTAAACCTTATATTAATTTTAAATCAAGTTGGCAGAAACAGGAGAGAGTATAATGAGTAAAATAATAAAAGGTAAAGTTCATATACATTTAGGTGTTTCAAATTATAAAAATTTTAGACACGAATATGATGGTTTAGATTTTCTTTATAATGATGGTGGAAGAAAAAAAGATGGTTATAAAGGAGATACAGGAGATTGTGTAACTAGATCAATATGTATTGCATCAGGATTACCATATCAAAAAGTTTATGATGATCTTTATAAATTTTCAACAAATTGGAGATTAAATAGCAATAGCAGATACGCAAAAGTTGCTAAACCTCAAAACGATTCTCCAAGAACAGGAGTCTTAAAAGATGTTTATGACCCTTATATTAAATCACTTGGTTTTAAATGGATTCCTACAATGAAGATTGGCTCTGGTTGTAAAGTTCATTTAAGAAAAAATGAATTACCAAATGGAAGATTAATTGTAAGAGTTTCAAAACATATTACATCTGTTGTTGATAAAGTTATAAATGACACTTATGATTGTTCAAGAGGTGCAACCAGATGTGTTTATGGATATTATATAAAGGAGAAAGTAAATGCTTAACAAAATATCAGAGGTTGTATTATATATTTTATTCTTTATAATAATGACTACACCATTTTTTATAATACCAATTATGGAGTTTATTAAATGAGAATACCAAGCAACTCTACATTCACAAAAGAAATATCTAAACAATTTAAACAAATCTTTAATAAGGATATGCCCTTATGTGAATTACAAAATTTACAGGGAGAATCTATAATGGGTTCTCATGTAGATAGCTTTTTTAAAGAAGCTAAACAAAAGGAAAAAGACAATGGACAAAAAACTTCCAAAATTGCAGCAACAGTACGACAAGTTTATAACGAGAGAAAAGAACTTGTTGGAAAAACTGACAGCAATAAAGGAAAAAAAAAGGACTTTAGCATTTAAGTTACACCAAATAAAAGTGCATCAAGTCTTTATATAAAAAAAAAGGAATAGATATGAAAAAAATGATACTTACATTAGGGCTTCTTTGCACTTTATTATCTGCGTGTGCTTATAATCCTGTAATAGATACGGCTGGAAAGTCAGGAACTTTTAATTCAGATCAAGCTAAAGAAATTACAAATGATATGCAGCATTGTAAAACAATATCAAAAGACAATACTAATTTTGTTAGTAATATTGTTTATTGGACTTTGAGTCCTACAATGGACACTAAATATGAAGCATATTATAGAAAATGTTTAAACAACAGAGGACATTCAGTTCTCAACTAAAAAGGAAAATATGCGTAAATGGAAAAATACTACACCAGAAGAAATTAACACATCACAAGACAATTTAATTTCTGAATGGAATATGACAGACGAACATAATGAAAAAATCTTTACTAAAATAGTTGGATTGCAATTAAAGAAGATTAGATTAGCAAAAGGTTTAACACAAACAAAAGTAAGTAAGAAAATTAATGTAACATTCCAACAAGTCCAAAAATATGAAAGAGGACAGAATGAGATTAGATTAATTTATATTAAGAAACTAGCTGAAGTCTTTGATGTAGAGGAAAGCTATTTTTATAAACCAATAACAGATCGTAATTTACGATTTATAACTAAAAAGAGAGGAATAAATGTCTATCCATTTGAGTCAGAAAACTTGGCAAGATAAACGAATCTTTGCTATAAATAGGAAGATAAAAAGAAAAAGATTAAGCACTTTTAATTATTTAGATGAATATGAAAAAGTGATTAATTCAAAAGCTAAAAACAAACAACAATATAAAAAAAATAATAAGTATATTGCAAAAATATGAAAGGGAGAGAATAATGACAATAGTTAAAACTGAACATGGCCACACAATAAACTTTAATGAAGAAAAACATAAATATATAAAAGGTACTGAATATATCGTTGGCACAAGTACAATACTTGGTAAGTTAGCGAGTCCAATGTTAGAAAATTGGAAAATTAATAATCAAGTAAGTGCTATTAAAAATGAAATGGAGAAGCAAGGTATTCCATTAGATAAGATAGATACAATAGTTATTAATGCTAAAGCTAATGCCAGAAAGCAAGGAGATGGAATATTATCTATTGGCTCTATGGTACATAAATATTGTGAGTTATGGGTTAAAAATAAACCTTTTACAGAGCCTAGCGATCCTGTGGTTAAAGGTTGTTTTGATAAGTTTAAAAGATTCTGGACTAAACATAAATTGAAACTTATAGAGTCTGAAAAAATTTTATATTCTGAACGAGGTTTTTGTGGAACTGTGGATATTATTGCCAAAGACTCCCAAAAGAACTTGTGGCTTATAGATATAAAAACTTCAAAAGGTATTTTTGTAAATATGATTCATCAACTTCATGCTTATAAACTTGCTTATGAAGAACAAACAAAAAAGAAAATACATAAAATGTATGTAGTTAGACTTCCAAAAGATGATGGAGAGTTTGAAGCTAGACATATTTTATATAAAAAAGAACACATTAAAGCATTTCTTGGATTATTAAGTTGTCATAAATCCGAGTTATTATTTAATGAATCTGTGCGTAAGTACAATCAACTAAAAAGAGGAAAGAAAAATGGAAACAAATAAATATGGTATGCCATTCTGTGGATTATCATTAAAGTTATATGCAACAGGAAAGAAAGCACCTAGTATGGAATATAGTGCTTCATCAACTAAATCTAAATTCATGTGTAGTTTAACAAAAAAACTATATGGATTAAGTCAAGTAATGGATTGGTATAATACACCTGAAGTTCAGGCTTATGCTAAAGCTGGTTATAGTCTTAAATGGGGAAGCAAAGTACAACAAGCTAAAGAAACTAAATATGGTGCAGATACAGAGCAAGTAGTAACTATGTTTATGGTTAAACCTTTTAATCCAAGTGCTAATGTAGATGGAATGAAACCAATAGGTCAAACTATGCCTACTTATAAAGAAGTTCCAATGACACAAGCAGCACCTTTTGCACCAGATCATGCAACTTCTGTTGACGAGTCTATAGATGATGAGATACCATTCTAAATATGCCTGATTTTGATAAAACTTTTGAAAATGAAGTGAGTTCTTTAAGAGATAAAGAAATATATCAATTAAAAAAAGACATGGCTATTAAAGTTGAAGAAATACAGGCTTTATATTTAGAAGTTAAATCAGTAAGAAAGTTAGAAGAAGATCATAAAAAGATAAATGGAAGATTAAGATTTGAAATAGAAGAATCTAAAAAACTTATGACGGATAATATGACTAAATATAAAAACGAAAATCATAGTCTTAAACAACAAATAAAACAGTTAGAAAAAGAACAAGAGGAGATGTTGTTATACCCATGATAATATTAGGTCGCCCAATACGACATGGATTCTTAAAGCTAATTGCTATAATATTTTTTATTGTTATAGCAGTTAGTCTAATGTCTTGTGATAAATTAGATTTTGATCCAACAACAAGTGCTTTAAAATATATAATAAAGGATAACAAATAATGTGATTGAATTATTATTATTACTTCCGATTGAAATTCAAGTTTTATTATTATTCGGAATAATAACAATTATGTTTCATATAATAAAGGAGAGTAAATAATGAGTATTGATCTTATAACTGATATTGAATTTAATGGAGAATTAACTATTAAATCAACAGACAGTAAAAATAAAACAATAGATATAAATTTTGAATTTGGAACTCAAAATATGAGTGGAGAAATTATATCTTTTTCAGGAACAAAAGGCTCAATATATATTGATGCAATATTAAAACAAATGTGTGAAGCTGGTTTAATAGTAATAAAGAGGCAATAAATGAACACATCATTATTAAAAATAAGTAATATGAAAAAATTTGTTAAATGGATGGAAGTAAGAAGTGTTCATATAGGGTTATGGGATATATATAATCCTTTAGGTAAAATATATAAAGGGTTAGAACACAGACAAAAAATAGCTGATGAAAGAGATTCTTTTATTAATAAAAAACGCAAAACCAGAAAGAGTTGGAGAATGGCTTTTACAAGATATGGAAGATTAGAAAGAACTCTTGATGTATATGGCTTTATAATTAGAAGATTAGGAAAAGGAAAATAAAAATGAGCAATTTATTAAGTAATAAGTCTTATGAAGAACTAGAAAAAGCATCTACTGAATGGAGTATAGCACATGGTAAAGTTATAATTTTAAATGAAGGATTAAAAGCTACTTTTAGTAAGCTATTTTTAAAGCATAAATTAGATTCTAAAACTAATCTTGAAGCTGAACATAAAGCTAGAACAGATGAAGATTATAAAAAAATTGTTGATGTTTATGCAGAAGCAGAAACTAATTTAGTAAAATGCCGTTATCATTATAATAATTTAGATAAGTATGTAAGTTTAAAACAATCAGAGTTAAAAAGAGATTTAGCTTTGAATAATAAAGTTTAATGAATTTCACTAGCGAAAATTGTGATTTAGTTCCCTTTGTTAATCAGCTAGTGAATAGAGTTGTTAGCGAGAGGTAACGACTTGGTAGGGTGGTTTGCTCTCTCTTGCCACCCTATTTTAATGTCTAGTTATTTCAAAATATTTTAGATTAGTTTTTTCTGTGATTGGAGTTTCTGTATAATTATAATCTATAAGATCAACTTCTGGATTCTTTCGTATATCATAAATCATTTTATTTAATTTATCTTTGTTAGGAACAACATCTATAAATCTAAAATTAACAAAATGTCCATAAGGGTGATGAGGTGTTTCTAGTTTAAATTCTACCTCTATAATTTTTGCGTCTATGTCCATTAGACATATTACTTCTTTTTGTTTCTATTTAAAACCTTATCTGTCATCTTTGTAGAGAATGTTGCAGTAAAGACTATAATTACAAGATACCATACACTATCTGGTAAATCATTTATGATAGAAACCCACTCCCTAAAATTATCTCTTGTACTTTCAAACCAACCAGTTGTTAACATTCCAATGAGCCATATTAATAAAATTTCATCTTTCCAGCTTTTGTCTTGTGATTTAATTCTAGCGACATCAACTTCTTTACAAGCTAAAATTTCAGCTTCACGAATAGTTTTAACTTTTTCAGCTTTATGTTTAAAATGTTCGGTGGCCTTGTTGAACACCATTTTTGTCAGAGGATTTTTTAATAAAGCTAACCACATATTATATACTTCCTGTTACGAATATTATTGTTGCCCAATATAGCACAAGAATTGAATATATTATATAAGTGAAGTTCATTCATGCTTAATATTCTTTATTTTTTATTTTGCAATAATTCTTTACCTAATTCAGCATAATGGATTATCTTATTGTATTTTTGATCTAAAGACTCTCCCTCTTTATCTCTTAAACAATACTTTAAAATATTAGCATCTATCCAATTTAGGTTATTTCCTAGAATTATCTCTATGGGTTGATATTTTAATCTTTTGTAATGTGTGCCACCAGATTGCTTATCAATCGCTTTCTGTGTGCTTATATGTTCGTTTAATGTATGCTTTTTGTTCTTCATACGATCTCTTTTGTCCAATTTCCTTTAGAATCTAAAACCATTGGATATAGCATGGGTTGGCCATTTATTATTGCTCCTGTGCCTATTACGAATCTTAATCTAAAATTTTTAGAATATTCAAAAGCTAAAGAGGCTTGTTTTGTTAAACAACCACATTGAAGCGACCATATTAAATTATCAGGATTGCTAAAATATTGAATATTAAACTTTGAATGAAAATGAAATTGACAAACATTCTTACCATATTGCATAGCTAATTTTAATCCATCT